CAGCTTTGTTCTTTGTTCGGAACCGCATTATGTCGGCAGTGTCAGAGTAGGGACCAACGTGTTTGGGAGCTATCCAACCCGTGATCTTGTCCCATCCGCCAGCGTTTTGGTTAGGCCACTGAACGCCATCCTCACTTCCAGCTTCATGTCCAACATGGTGCATGCCCACGCCTTCGCCCATGGCTGTTGGAAGCTTAAACCTTCCAAGCTTTGTCCGAGCGAGCTTTTCAACCGTGACTGTAGTGGCTCTTGTGCCGTATAAATAATCAGCCAATAATGGCGGAACCTTTCCAAGCTCAAGGCTTATCTCCAAAGTTTGTGTTTTAGCGTCAACGCGGTATTCTACGCTTTCAATGCGAAAGTCAGAGTCAACATTCTCGTTTGGAAGGCTGACGTGAATTTTGTCTCCAGCAAGAAGCGGAGTATCTTCATAACCGATTACCGTGCTTCTGACCGTGAGGTATTCTGCTGGGCTTTTGAAATAGTCCAGCAGGGCTTTGGCTCTTAACTCGCACGCCTTATCGCTTACAAGCTCCTCATCAACTTCCACAAACTCTCTCAAGCCGTAAGCTGATTGACTTGCACCGTCATCTGCAAAGCTTTTCCAACGTCCATAACCGAAATGGAACTGGTCAATCCAAATATCGCCTGCTGAAAAGTATTTCTGGTCCACGCATATGTTTATCCTCTTGATTTTTGTCCAGTCAAAATCCGCATAGTAAACGTCCCATTGCTCAGCGTTTCTGGCACCCCAGTTGAGGATTATCTTCTCCCACTGGAAATATTTGGTAAGGCTTATAGCTTTACTTGCCGTTCTGCCGTTGATGTCCTCAATGTTTAGCCAGCCGATTTGTTCGTGCTTATCATCTACGCGGATTGCAAAAAATATTTGTGGATATTCGTTTGCGTTTATCTCTTTGCCAGCGTTAAACTCCCAGCCAACTGCTGCGTAATAGGTGTAGTTTGGAGCATGGGCCTTAACGCTTTTGGCTCCCGCATACTTTATTGTGGTGTCAAGGCTTAGGTCTAAGAAAGCTGTTAAAGGCTTCCACATGCCATAAACTGCATGAACCAAATTGCCTTCGGCGTCTTCCGTCAAATCTTCAGTAAGCGTGTCGCTCCAAGGCTGCCCATCCACATCAACCGGAAAAGGCTTGTCTTGGCTGCCATAAACCTCAATTCTGTTGCGAATGCGATGGATGTCCTTGCGGTACTCGCTGACCTCGATTTTTTCTGAAAGGCTTACAGGCGATGTCTTGCTGTTCTTTGGGAAAAACTCAAACTTGCCGTCTGGAGCTACACGAAAATCGTAGCCGATGACGCCAGCTTTGTCGGCTGATTCAGCAATGTATTTGAGAATGTCGAAAACAGGAGCCTTATCATATTCCAGCTTGGTGTAGGTTGTGTCCGTGTTTTCTATAAGCTCTGTTGAGTCTCTAACATGGCTTAAACCCACATAATAATCAACGAGATCCTTGACTATTTCCTCGCCCTTCTTGTTTTCATATGTCTTAGTTACCACTCTTCGGAAGATGCGCTCTCCCCAGCAACGCCCGCTAACACGAATGTAGTTTTCAGTAGGCGTGGATTCGCATTTGACGCTTTCAACACGGCAAGTAATAATCTGCGGAACATTCGTGCCTCTGCCAATGTCTATGTGTCCGTCCAAGCCAACAGTGATAGGCGATGTTCCTCCAGGACTATACTTTTTGTTCCAGTTTTGAAGCAGAACCTCAAAGCTGCCCACTTCTTTTGTGCAGCCAAGATGCACTCTTAACTCGATAACATCGCCTTGTGGAACGCCGACAGCACCGAAAGCAATGGCAACCTTTGGAATCTCAACGCTCATAGCTATTCGACACCTCGCCTGTACAATTCCTCTTCTCCAGCACGTTGAATACTACGACCACGAGAAGGCGTTTCCGCAGCAGCCTCATTGAAACTCTGGACACTGGACGTCGCAGCATTCATTTGACTTGCAAAATAAGCCATAGCAGCAGCTGCAGCAATTATGACGCCAATGCCAACCCCAGTGAGAGCGAGGAAGGTGGCGTGAGAAATATTTAAGGCATTTTGAGCCGCAGTACAAATCCAAGTAGCTGCAGCCTTAATCTTATAAGCTACGGCTGAGACTATGCTTGCGCTTGCGTTTGCTGATTCTGCTGTCGTGTTTAGGGCTATGGATGCCGTGTGTCCGGTCGTCACAACCGTAAGATAACTCTTCATGCGAATGAATGCAGAAACAAGCGTTATAACAGCAAGTATGGTTCTCGCCCATTTTGCGCTTTCCTTGTCGACAATGCCAAAATCTCCGGCGAGGCTTATGACTGCTGAACCCATGCTGACAATGCTTGTAAACGCCATACCCACTGTTCTCAAGCTTACGGTTGCGGCTTCAGCTTTTGTTTTAAGCTCTTCAAAGCCAGAAGCTGAAGCTCTAACGTTTTCTCCCATAACCGAGGCTTCGACGCCTGTCTTGTTAAACTCCGCTCCCATAACAGAAGCTGAAGATTGAACTCTTGTCGCCATTGCAGAAGCGTCTGAGCCTAGTCTGGCAAACTCGCTACTTGCCAAGTTTTCAGCAGCAATAACTATGGCTAACTCGTTGAAGCTCACTTAAAACCAGCCTCCGCCTTAGCAGCTTCAATGGCTTCTCTGATTATCTGCTCGAGCTGTGGAAGATACTCTCTAATCGCTGGATACAGATATGGACGAGCTTGCATCCGCCTTGTGCCTAACTCCACGAATAAAGCGTAAGTGGCTTCAGCACCTATCTCAGCAACCCACTCACTAATCTTCGCGTAAATTGAGCTTCTCAGATGGCCTGTTCTCACTGGAACGAGCTGTTTGGCTAAGGCTTTAACGTCAGCAGCCCAACTTGCCAAAAGCCTATGCACATGCCTCTGCATTCCGCTATCAAACTGTCTCATAGCCTCTTGAAACTTCTCGATGCCCTTAACGTCACACATTATCTCAATGCTCATCGCAGCTTTCCTTCCCGCTTGGCTTTATCCAGCTCCTCTGCTGTTTGCCTATCCACCTCATTCATTATGGCGATGAACTGTTGGATGGTTTTCGCTGGCTGCTTTCGTAATTCTGTGATGGCCCATCCGAACTCTTTGCAGAGCCTGTACTCAGTGACTGCTGGATGCGGCTTGCCTCTTCGGATTTGTCTGACAAAAAACGTGATTCTTCAACGCTGAGGCTGTTAAGCCTGTTGGCTATTTGGCTGAACAACTCTCCTAACGCTATGGGAACACCATTCTCTTCAGCAAGCAGTTTTTCAAGTGTTATGGGCTTGTTTGGCGGCTGTTCTTTTAACGAAGCTATTATGGTTTCTGCTTGGATGGCTACATAGTCGCTGCTCTGAACCTGCCCGGTAATTTGACTGTATTTAGTGTGTTTCTGAATTGTTCGGCTTCGCTTAGCCCAAGATATTTCCTGAAAAACGTAGCGTCCAGCATACTCCTTCCCATAGCGCTCGTCTATTTCAATGGTTTCTGTTCGCATTTTGAATCATCTCCATAACAGCTAATCGGTTTCTGATGGCTGTGTTTATGTCTTCAAGCACGATGTCTTGCATCCACTTAGGCATCCTAAGTATTCGTTTTCCAAGACTCTCCCACATCCGCATCCACTTCTTTTTCAACTCTGCCTCTCGACCGAAATTTTCAAGAACACTCACTTCAACAGCCATTTTAATCGCCTCAGCTAATCACAACGTCTCTGGCAGCAAATTTCGCCTTCAAACTCACAAGGTCTTCGATGCGGGTTGGCGTGGCCACGTCTTCCCACTTGCAATACTTGAACAAGGCGCTATATGTCGCGCCTAACCCGAATTTTAAGCTGAACTCAGCATCGTTGATGACATCGTCAAACTCCGTTTTATCTTCAAACTCGAATGTTAATTCACCGCTTAGATTCCTATGGCGAGCCGGCAGATACTTTATCAAGTGGGCGTCTGTGGTTTTGATGACTGTCACAGGCTTCAAGTTGTTTTCAATGATGAATTTCCAGTCTGTTATGCGTTCTACGGCAGCTAAGCCTGAACCGTCTGCTAATCCACGCATAACATAGCTTGCACTGTAAGGAACTGCTCCACCATAGTCGCCGTAAGTTGCTCCAGTAATCTTCGCCGTGCCAACCGCAACGTCTTGCCCAATAAGCTCCACAGAAGCCCTCATAACGTCTTCAACGCTACAAGCGACTTCCAATTTGTTTATTCTGCAGCCTTTATAGAGGAAGCTAATCACGTCTGAGGGGCTACTGAACAAGCCTTTGTAATACAGCACCTGAATGCTTAACGGGCTAAGCGTCTGCACATGCTGAATGAAAGCGATGGGCGACTCGCTTGTCAAAACGCTTGGAATTTTCAGATGAACCTTCCGCAAACCCTTCGTCAAGCTCTGCAAATCCCTTGACCCCACGCCTCTAACCTTTATTAAGCCCGGGTCCAATCCCGGCTCCACGCCTTCAGTGTTTATGCCAACCATCGAAGGATTCGTTGGGGTCTGTCCATAGAGGCTTTCAGCTATGAAGTACACGCGGCTTTCATGCGCTCCATACGTGTCAACCATTTTCTTTTCTCACTCTCCTTTTAGAATGCTCCTCCAATGTCCTCGAAGGACCATGATTTCAGCTGAAACTCTGTGCGGAAAATGAAGGGTTTAACATCAACACGGTCAACGTCCCGAAAACTAACAACATCCAAATACGTGATGCCATTAACCGTGACCGTGCAGCATACATAATCACAATGTATTATGGCTGCTGTGGTTCCATCGCTTGCGTTTGTTGTTCTCGCAAGGAGCCAAACAAAACCATCATCATCGACATAGTCGGTGACAGATGAAGTAAGCGTGATAGTGAGTGTTTCGTCTGCTCCGCCAGTTCCAGCCTGAGCGTTTTGCCAAGCAGCAGCCACGTGATTCCAAACCTTTATTGTAACGCCATTCCCTGCTGGAGCCGTGCCATAGCCCTCAAACGCTAAAACAATTTTTTTAACGGTCTTCTCTCTGCTGTCGATTTTGAATCGGAAAAGCATCAAAGCATATTCAAGATTAACATTGTGGCTTTTTGAATAGCGAGTGTCATCGCTATACCAGATTCCCTGATACTCCAGATTTGTCAGCTCTGTCCAGCTTGCAGATCCCGGGTTCAAATCCCCAGAGGCTCCCGCTTGAAACGCCTTGTGCGGGTCACCTGTTGGATACCCCAATCCAGCAAAGTCGTAGCGTGTAACATTAGGCTGATTGCGGTTCTGTCTGACAATGCGATTGACTTCTTCAACCATTTTATTTCGCATAAGCCTTCCAGGGTCGCTTGTGGCTGCTCTGTCCGTAGCCCATACGTTAACCCGTAAAGCGCCTAAGCGTCTGCGTATCCTTCCAGACATCTCAATTTTCGTGTCTCTGCTTTCAGCAAGACCCACAGTGATTTGTCCATCATAGTTTTTGAACAGTTCACGATCATACCATTCTTTACTCACATAGATGTTTGCGATTGCATTATCTTCCTTGACAACCCGCATGTTCTTGCTGAGAAGCCTAATCACTGTTGTAACAGAATCCTCAATTTCGCTCACTATCCAATCAGCCTCCTACAATTAGCCTTGAAATAGGTTGTTTCGCCAGCAAAGTCGAAGGCTTGAACGCCCAGAACCTCGTAGTCTTCGCCTTTACGCCTAATCTTATCATGCTGTCTCAAAGGAGCGAAAACGTAAATGGTTAAGTAGTCGTTGATTATGTAGCCTGGCTCGATTAAGATTTCTTCAACTCTTGCTGGTGAAACAATGGCTTTGATGTCGACGCCTTCGCCATAGGAAACCTTGTCAGATGCTTCTCGCACCGAGTACAGAATCACGTTTTCGCTTTTTGCCTTCAAAATTTGAGTGAAGCGGGTTATTGGATCTTCGTAGTTTAGGTAGAGTAGTGACAGCCAAGAAACGGTTGCTGTGGCTTGCTTGTTTTCCACATAGCTGTAGTTGGCATGCTTTACGCCCCAGAACATGAACTCGCTCTGGTGCTTATCGATGATTTTCATGCTGAACTCTAAGCTTGACTTGTCATGGTTTTTGCGTATTTTCCAGAGAATCCCAGACGTAACAGCGTCGTAGTAATCGCTTGCGGGAAACCGACTGACAACATCGATATAGCCTGCCCAGCAGATAGTTGGGTTATACGCTGGATACTGTGCGCTTGCTCGAATGGTGTTGATGAAGTTGTAAACTTTCTGAACGGTTAGGCTCCAGCCCTCATAATCATAAAGTCCAATCAAGGCATAGGCAAAAGGGTCATCATAGATTTCGTTTTCATTCAAACCAACTCTATGCCATGCTCCATCACCGCTTGGAGGCGGTCGATGTTCCAGCCAAAGATTTTCAAAGCCTGAACGCAGAAAGCCAACTGCCTCTGACATCATAGTTTCATATTTGGTTTTGTTGGTTGGGTCCTCTTCAGCCAGCATTTTCAAGCCGATAAAAGCATAGAGGTTCTCAATATCCATCTGGTAGAGCCAAGCATCGTTAATATCGACTGCACGTAGAAAGCCACCATAATATTTGTCATGTATGCCAACGGGCGGATGCTGCATGCTATAGAGGAAAGTGGCGCCAGCCAACTTTGCAGCGTTCAGATGTCCAACTGTTCCGGTGAGTTTGTATGCCTTCAGAAGAGCGGGAATCACTCGAGCTGCATCAACGCTATAATATTGGTTGCTTGTTTCAGTTGATTTGAATCCACCATAAGCCTTCTTTGCTGGGTCAGTGTTTTGCTGAGTTAGCACCCAGTCAGCCAGTGAAACAATTTTGTTGTAGATATCCGTTTGCTTAGTCGCAAACTGAGAATCATAGTAGGCTTCATATAGGAAGTCTATGGCGAAGGCCGCAGCGAAAGCAGCTCTTCCCCAAGTAGGGTCTGGACCCGTGCCAGGAATAACGTAAACGTAAGGCGCATAATCCATGATGAACTGGTAATAGGCATCAGGAACTTCCATGCGCCGTTTCCTCCAAAAGTCCGAAAACACCAGAAGTGAAGCCGTTATAACCATCACGACGATTACAAGAAGCAACACTTTGAGAAGTGTAACCCGCATAGTAGCCACCAAACACATATTCTCTGAAGAATCGCAAATATGCTTGTGGAACTAGGCCCATCAGGGACCCTCCTGAAGGCTTACGCCAAATCTTTTCTGGCGAGCTATGAATCGTTCAACTTGCTCAAGCAGAAACTCCAGCTGTTTGCCAGCGTTCGGAGAAACACGCAAGTCTCCTATGCTGAAGTCTAAACCAACTGCGGAGCCGCCAGTGACTTTGCAATAACAGTAGATTGCTCCCAGATTGCGAATAGCATTAGCCTCACTCTCAGCGCAATCATCAGCATTCAGAGTTTTACCAATCTCTTCACTTAAGAAAGCAGTAACCTCATCTCTGAAGGCTAAAACATCCGTGTCGCTTATGTCTGCTACCGTTAAGCCTAAACGTTTGCGAATCTGGTCTGCAGTAACCGAAACCATGAGTTATCCAAGATAGAAAAGCGTTGAAAGAGGCTAAAAAGGAAATCTGAAACTAAAAATTAATTAAAAAACTGTTTAATGAAAGAAAACATTCAGATTTGCTTAAAACCCTCTTTTTCCGTCTTATTTTCATGTGGTTATGAGGCGTGAGCAAGAAAGTGCTTAAACAACTCAGCGAGTTACAGTTAGGCGACTTAATAGAGGTCACATGGCTCGATGCCTCTCGTGGCAGGTTGGAAACTGTTGAAGAGCTTCGGGAAGCTGGGGTCCCAGGTGCTGAGATAGACTTACCCGTCATCAGCTACGGTGTTTACATTGGCACTTTTGGAAAAATCGCCAAACACATCGTGCTCGTTGCAAGCCAATGGCTCTTCGCGCAGGGTTATGGACAGATTGACTGCACAATAATCCCTGTGGGCACGGTTGAAAACATTAACGTTTTAAAGCCCAAGCTGATGGACGCGAAGAACGTTCATGTCTGTCAGCAAGCCTTCATCCACGGCAGAGCCAGACGGTTGATGCGAAGAATAACAATTTTTGGGAATGAACAATGAAAAACCCTATTCGGCAGGCTTTAACAAAAACCATACGAACGACGCATAAGCGTAAGCAGATTGAGGTTAAGGTGGCTCCGAGCGAGAGGCTGCTTTATGCGGTTTACTTCAGCCTCGGCATGGTCGCATGCTTAACCGCTCTTGAAGCCGTGCACTTGATAGTGTTAGGCTCCTGGAACGGGGAAATCTTCAGCGTAATCTCCGGGTTGATTGGAACCGTCACTGGAATTTTCTTAACGCAGAAGGCTTAAGCCATGGCGAGAGGCAAACGGTGGACAGAATCGGAAATCAAACTTTTAATGGAGATGGTTAAGGAAGGTAAGTCTATCGATGAGATAATAAGGTCAGGCAAATTTCCAAACAGAACATCTATGGCTATTCAGAATGCGGTTAAGAGACTTAGTTTTGACAGTCAAAAGAAAATTTTTATTGACGGTCAAATCAGAGAGGCTGAAATTGTAGGGTTAGAAACCATAGTTGCCCGATATGTTGATGCCTTCAACAAAATCTGCGATTTAACACAGTACAGAAAAGAGGACCTGGAGCGTTTCCGCATAATTTTTCAAGCTGCTTGGAAATACCGAGAACTTTTCCGTGAATATGAAAAACTGGAGGATCTGGAACGTCGTGTTAAAAGCCTTGAGAATCTTCTGGCGGAGATTAAAGAGCAGAGAACTAAAGCAACGGTTTCAGAGCATTGAAGAAGAAGCCAGAGACATACTTCGCCAAGAAGAGGTCGAGATAAAGGGACCTGTCGACTTCGCTGTTAAGGTTTTAGGCATCGAGCCGTTCAATTATCAAGCTAAACTTTTGGAGGACGATAAAAAGCGTATTGTAGCATGTATGGGAAGGCAAACGGGCAAAACCACAACCATAGCCATGAAAGCCATTTATTTCGCAGACACAAACCCCAACGTAACCGTGTTGATTACGGCTCCAAGCCTAAGGCAAAGCATGATAATGTTCGACCGCATAGCCACATTCGTCTATTCCTCGGCGAATCTCCGAAATAAAATTGTGAGAGCCACAAGGACACTTATCCACTTTGAAAACGGAAGCAAAATAATCGCCTTGCCATGCAGCGAAAACCTGTTACGTGGCTACACAGCGCATATGGTAATTTTAGACGAGGCAAGCTGGATTCCTGAAGAAGTCATTACGCAAGTTCTTTTTCCAATGCTAACAACAACGCAAGGTTATGCAATTTTTCTAAGTACGCCTTGGGATAAAAACCACTTTTTCTATCGAGCCTTCGTTAACCCAAGTTATAGTGTACACAAAGTGAAGTCTGAGCAATGCCCGCTCGTAACAAAAGAGTTTCTTGAAGAAATGAAAGCAAACATGACCCGTGAAGCATATTTGATGGAGTATGAAGCCGAGTTTGTTGAAGCCTTAAACAGCTATTTTCCACAGGACCTTATCCGAAAATGCGTCGAGTTAGCACAAAAGATGGGCGTGGAGCTTTACGCACGCCTTGAAACTGCTTTTCCGATTGGAGATTATTACGCAGGAGTTGACTTTGGTAAGCTTGCCGATTATTCCGTTATCATGGTTTTGAAACGTGAAGGAGACGTGCTTAAGCTTGTTTACATGTATCAGTTTCCCCTTGAAACACAGTACACACAAGTGATAGGGCATCTTGTCAGAGCAAACCAAAAATTTCAATTCTGCAAAATCCTCGTGGACCAGACCGGCGTAGGAGAGCCTGTTCTTGAAGAAATCCGCAATCAGGGCATAAGCTGCGTTGAAGGCTTGAAATTCACGGTTCAGACAAAGGAAGAGCTGCTTACAAGCCTAAAAATCGCCATGGAACAGAATCGCTTAGCAATACCGTATCACAGGCAATTATGCACACAGATCAACGAGCAACAATACGCCTACAGCAAAAGCGGACACTTACAGTTCAGTCACCCAGCAAACAGCCACGACGACATGCTGTGGAGCCTCGCCTTAGGAGTCATGGCAGCACGAGAACCACCAAGAAAAGAACCTGCCTTTACGTTCGGGTGAAAAATATAGGATTAGACTAAACATGTGTTGTCCTCTTTGTGACTAGCAGTTCGTGGGTTCAAATCCCACCCCCCGCACCATCCATAAGTAAGCTTGTTTTTGGGCTTTTTTGGCGAAAACGTCGTGACATCTGGCGTTACATATGTCACCACAAAAAGAGTTGTGAATTAACAGAATCAATAGATTTTAGAATTGGCCTTTCATCAATGGTTATCATAACCTATGCAGCCTCCGTGAAGATGCTTTAAGTGTTCAGCTCCCTAATCATTTCCAATAACCTTTTTAAATTTCTTTGCCAGCGTTGTTAAGAGAGAGATAAATGCCTAGCTACAGAAGACGAGTTATCGGCTTCTATACGAGAGGTAGGGGAAAGGGCCATAAGCATATTCCTATTACCGCTCCCACAAGAAAGAGAAAAATACGGTATAAACTAAAGGTAATTTCGCCACCTGTTCAGAAGACTAAAGTTGGAGAGTCTTTGATTAGAATTTCCTTAGATTCGGTCCTAAATCAAGCTCCTATTTTTAGAGAACTTCATACTGCCTATGTCCTTGCAGATGCTTTATACAACAATTGGAGTTTAATCCAGAAAGTCTACAACACAGCAGAAAAAGAGGGATTGACGGGGATTGCAAGAATATTTGGTGATGAAGCAGTACACCCTGCTTTGTCCTCTACTCAAACAAATATTGTCTGGAGAGTTGTTAAGGATTTTATTCCTACGAACTTTCATGAAAAGATTTTGGAACTTCTCTCCAACGTGTTTGACGAAATAACGGAAAGGGAGATAAGATATGTCGAGAACTTCCTATGATAGATTGAATGAAATAGATGACCTAATACAGAAACATGGAAAAAACGGTATTAGACTTCTGCTATTATTCAAACTATTGAAGATAGAGGTTAAGAAAAGAATTAGACGATGCTATCCGACCCAAATAATCGATGAAGAATCCTTGAATAGACTCTGCATTGAAAAGGCAAATCAGTTAATCAAAATCAGAGAAGACACACCTACTGAGGAAGATGTTAAAGATTTATTATCGAGGATTCGACCGAGGGTATCAACGAGGTATAAACCTAACTCACACAGTGTCCATAAATAAGCTGGTTTTAGGTTGTTTTACTGATAACGTCGAAACCATCTCTGACATACCAGATGTTACCTATAATTTTCCCAGTTTTTCGAGATTCCAGATCATCCATCTTTTGCTTAGTGGCGCAAAACGTATTCATTGTAATATCGGGATAAGCATCCTTCCTACATGGATACAACCTCTAACTTCTCCCTCAGTTGGGACAAGTTCCGTGCCATGAATCAACCTATTTCTAGTTTCTCGCAACCTATCCAAAGCATTCCTTATTTCAGGAGGAATTATTTTTGCCATCGACAGTATTTCAATAATAAGTTTGACGTCCCATCCCATCATATCTTGACGTTTTCCGTTACTATACTTCATCATTTCTAGAAATCTAGACCATATTCTTAGAAGACTCATTTCCACCGATATCCATCCCAAGACAAACGATGTGAAAAGCTCTCCTTTGTTAAGAAAATCTTCTGACTCAATATTGCGAATTAGAACCAAGTTCTTGAAGGCTGGCATTAATACGCCTTTGAATAGCAAACCCTTTTTTGGCACGTCAAATACAAATGCTTTGAAAGTAAGATCTTTTGCTGTTTTAAAATTCTCTGGATGAAGTTTGTGTTTATCCAACATTTCATTCAGTAAGACTGCTCCGTAGTTCGTAATCGTACTAGAATCCGATGCCTTAGCGTCTAGCATTGCTTCGAGTATAGCCTTTGCTTTTCCAAAGTTTTTCAACTTCATATAGGTAATGGCAATGTCATTCCAAATATCCGAATACTTCAAGCGGTTATATACCAAATCCCTAACTTTGGCGGTATGTTCAATTTTGGTTTTTTTGATGTTAGATAGGAGAAGTGGAATGATATCAGTAGGCTTGGTTCTAAGAAAATCATCTAAATCAGGAAAAATTCGTTGCTTCAAATCTTCTGGCATTCTATCAATTGCTTGGAGTATTTCAAGAGGTTCATTTTCTCTAAGTTCCTTAATTTCCTCAAGTTTGACCAAGACCTTTTCTCCCGTCTGTTGCTTTTTCATTGTATGCGCATTTATCTAATTGATTTTGACTTTTATCAGTTTATTGTTGCAAACTATCCGAGCATTGCCCGCACATAGCCTATGCGGTTAAGGGCAAGGTAGAGTTATCCGAGAATCCACATCCGTGAAGAGATGGATCGGAACTTGCTGAAAAAAGGATAGAAGCCTCCTCAACCAGCTCAGATGGGAAGAGATCAAAACGGACCAAGAGCCAAAAAATAAATAAGCACAAGAAAGAACCGAAGTATCCATGGATATGCCTAATGTTAGCCTTGCAGAACTACTCGACTTTCTTGAGAAGAACACATCGACTGACAAATTTCAAGTGGCTTATGGCTTAATTCGGCATCAAAGCTCATGGCGTCTTCTGAACTGCGTGATTAGTTTCGTAGGGCCTACTAGCGTGGGATCAGTAGTGTACACTTACGATAACCGAGTCGCTCTTGTGCGTGAGGTCATACCATCAGGATTGACTACGAGACTTAGGGAGATAATTGATTCAAAGGCTTTTGAAATCGTAAAATTCTCGGTCAAAGAAACAGTTTCAGTGCGTGACGAGATCCGGCACCACGAAAGTGGGTACGAAACAGCCTACCTAGGAGGTAGATCATGGCCTTTCTTCGATATTGAAATGGACTTAACCAACAGAATCAATTCATGGCATTGGGAAACTATAGCATCCCAGGATTCACCTGTATTTCCTGGGAGGAATGCTGCGATGAACTACCTTACAGGTTTTAGTCAGGAGAACTGGGAGTACATACCTGGAATTATAGCGCCATTACAAGACTTCAGAGGACGAATAGATCACGTTCAAATCGACGGCCCAAAGATTCGCGTTAAAGTCGACTCTCTCAAGCTTAGACCTTCCGATCTATCCCTCAAAATGTACGCCGAGTCGGATAAAGATGTTGTCCTTTCAGAAGGATTAGAGCTTGACAAGTCAGGCTGGTGCGACTTCAATGGTCGGGAACCTATGATGAAGGTTGGCCTATCCTTGTTGGAAAAGAGATCAGAAATGCCAATCGACGCAGCAGAGTGGTCTCCTCAACGTCCTTCTCGTAAGTTCGAGGTGAAAGGCGGAACTGGACTGGAATCTCTAATAACTCAGGGAGAATCTGAAACGGTCGAGTACAAGGTAGATATCGACCGCAATGACAAAGAAGAATTCATGGAGACACTATCCTCCTTCGCCAACACTAGCAATGGAGTAATTGTCCTTGGTGTTAACGACCAATTAGAAGTTGTAGGATTTGAAAGGAAGAAAGAGGATATCGCACGAATAATAGACGACGGTATGGACCCCGTACCGCCCTATCGAATAGAGGAAGCGAACTATAGGGGAAAACGTTTGCTCCTTGTCTATGTAGAGAAAGGCAGTAGTCCTCCTTATAGAAGCAGGAGAACACATAGGGCATATGGAAGACGAAGAGGTAACGATTATTATCTCTCGTCTGCGGAGATTAGGAACCTTGTGTTAGGGTCAGATCAGTCACATCGCTACCCTTACACAACTATTTAGATAACAACAACCATGAAACAACAGCTACGAAAACCGCCAGCACTCACTTTCGGATGAGATTAGCTGACATGTTCTTTATTTCCTGAATGTGCTCTGCGATTTTTCGTCCAGCCGGCGAAAGCCTATTTACTCGCCTGGGCGCGTGAAACTCGCTTTCAATCAAGCCTTCTTTGGACAGCTGATTAATTATATTGCTGCAGTGCTGTTCTGTTATGCCCACACGCTTGGCTATGTAGCTGTTTTGTAAAGGCCCATACTTCAGTAACGTAAGCAGAATCCTCTGCTGAACAGTTAACAACATACCTATTCCACAAAAAATAGGCTATTTAAGGATAATAAGCTATTCTGAAACTCTATTTTAAAAAGAAAAGGGAAAGTGAAGCGTTTATGCGTTTCAATAGGATTATTTCTTCGGTTTTTCAGGCTCTTCTTTTGCTTGAGGCTCTTCTAGAACTGGCTCAAGAAAGTCGGATGGCGCTAAGCGTTTAGCATCTTCCTCAGAAAGCTCTATTGTATCGCCTTTGCTGTAGCGTTTGCCACCTATGCGGAAACTATGCACTTTAACGACCTTAAACTTCGCCATGGCTAATTCGCCTACGTTATGCCTGTGACTTCGCAGATGGCTTGAGGACGCTTTATTCTGGGCACAACAGCCTCGTAGACCTTGAAGAAGTGGTTCATGTCTCTAAGCTGTATATAGAAGGTTTTCAAGTCCTGAGCCGCACATAAATCGGCGTTTTCCGCTCCAGACTGCAACAGCAAGGCGCTGTCTGTTCCTCCGTCAGCCGCCTTCAAAGCAGGCGTAACATAGACTTTTCCGCCCATCAACTCTTTGATTTTGTCGATTTGCATCACAGCCGTGGTGCCAATGAACGTATGCGCATCCAAGAATGCTGAAGGCTGCAGTATCAGGTCGTATGGTCCGTAAAAGTTGTCTGCCACAAGCTCCTCCATAGCCGCTTTAACGCTGTTAACAGCGTTTGGAGATGTCGCCCATGCGCCCACGCTTGCCACGGTGTTGCGTCCAGTAGCAGTCGCTAAACCTTCTATTCCAAGCTTTGGGCTTCCAGCATACTCGCCCGTAAGAATAAGTTCATCTTCAAGCTGGGCTACCTGCAAGGCTGCGCTTTCAGCATTTGCTGTGTCTAATGGTGTGCCTTTGCGTCTGCTTGCAATTATGTCTCGCCAATGAATCCTAAAGTCTTTATGAATGATGGGCACGATGAGGCTTTTTCGCGTGTATCTGATGATGTCTTCCGCTGGTGTTTCGCCGTACATGCTGACCGTTGCTGGGCTCATCTCAGTAAGCTCGTCCCATTGGACTTCCATGACGCCTACGTCAGCCAAATTGTAGACTGGCAAAACTTTTCTGCCCACGAGCACGCGTCTTGCCGCTTTCACGACTGCCTCGTCAAGCTGTTTCCACTCTTCCTCAATCAGTGGTGCTTGGGCTCTCCCAACAAGTTGTAAAGGCTCCATTTTAAATCACCAGCCTCACCATGATGGATTTGTCTGCGGCTGAAGCGTCAACGCTTTCCTCAGCATAAGCCACGATTGGACCATAGGGCGGGATGCTTCCGATTTCTTGCAAGTCTGGTTGAGCCGCGTTTGATGTCACTTGTGTTGCTCCTGTTGGAACGCTAACCGATATGAGGGCAGCGGCTTTCAGTTTCCCGTTTGCAGCACAAACTAATGCTGCGCCTTTAACAACGTTGTTTCCACTCGCTAACGTGGCTACCACAACCGCTGGGGCCTTCAAAACGTGGACTGAATGCTTATCTGGAAAAGCATCTGTAATCGGATACCTTGCATCAGCATCAACAACGCCTAAAGGCTTCTGCTCTCCGTCTCCAGCAAGCACTACTTGATGGTCGCCTGTACCCTTCTTAACGAAAAGTCCAGGCTTTATGGTTGCGCCTTCGGTTACAAGCTCCTCTACAAGCGGCGAACCGCCAACCAAAATCGCGTTTGATGGCTTAACAAAAGGCATGGCTCACTCACTCCTTATGGAACAAATCGCCCACAGTAAGCCCTGACTCGCTTCTGCTTTCCGGTCCAGCGCTGCGAATGTTTTTGACAGTGCCTTTAACGCTGTTGACTGATTTCTGCACAAGCTTAAGCTGTGCAAGGTCGAGTTTCTTCAGATCTTCTTCGGAAAGGTTAGCTTTTTCAAGGATGTCTTTGATGGTTGCTTGCTTCTCCTTCTCAACGTAAGCAGTCAACGTTTGCATCGCTTCTGCAATGGTTTGCCTTAGTTTCTCGTTTTCAGCTTCAAACTCTGCAATCCTCGTCTTCAAAGCTTCAACGTCTTCTGTTTGCTGTTCTTTTTCACTCATTTTTTTCACTCGAGAAAAGACAGCTGGCAAAATGCAATATTATTATACTTGATTTTACTTTGGTAAAATCTCCATGGATTTTATATTATACCAAGGTAGAATTTTCATGGAAAAAGATTTCACTTAAATGAAATGTTTTATTTTTCTATCAAAAGGATAAAGGTTAGTCTTTTAAAAAGTAGGCGGATATGTAGCCATTCTTTCATTCACGATTGCCTACCTAGTTAATGTGTACGTCGGAGAGTTTCCAGTGGCTCACGCAATCGCTGGCGCTGTAGTGGGGTTAGTGTTGCTTACTTCTCTGGCCTTCGGCAGGAAAAGTCTTTCCTAATTCGTTTAGGCAGAGCGAGCACATTATGTTGGGCAGTCAAGGACAGTGACCTTCTCTACTCGCGCCACATACGGGATGATACCGATTTCTTTCAGAATTTCCTTCTCTATGTCGGCGTTGGTCTTGCCTTCGTAGGCTTCTGGGTTCTCCACCAGCCGAGCATGGATAACGGCTACTTTCTTTATTTTTGTCATATAGACCCCGCGGTTTTACTTATGTTGTGACATCTTGTTTTGTGCCACTTTTAACACTTGTGTTACTTTCCTCACCTACTCTTAACCATGCATTGGAAAATAATGATTGACGAGAGGTGTTACAAGTGGAGAAAGTGTTAGGAACAAGTAAAGTAGGCCCAAAATACAGGATA